AGAGCTAGCTATAAGTATACCTTATAGTATATATAGTACTATTTTGTCTAATTTCAAGTACCAAAGTAAAATATATTTGTTTCTATAGAAAACATATACTTATCATTTCTTGTCTAGTTCCTCTAAAAATAATGCTTGACTTAAGGCTTACAATATGTTACTGTTACTACAGTGATAAATTAAAGGGACAACCATGCTGTCAACGAAGTTGACTAGTTCGTTAAAAGGATTTTAACTTGTCTATCTTCACCTACAAAGACCTCTACAACTCTCGTAACAACATGTTGCTTAGGGAAATCTTCCATGAGTTCAATCCAGAGTCAGGACTTCTGACTTATGACAAGAACGGTAAGGATGGAAAGATTTGTCTCTATAAACTTTATATCGCCCACACTGTCGATGACCCCTCTGAAGTCACCTTTGCAGAAGAAGTCTTCGGTGACATCTACTTCTGGCAGTCACTTACTGAAGCTGTTTGGTTCCAGAGACACATTCAAGAGTGGAGATTCATTGCAGCTACCATTCGTAAGCGAGATGCTTTCAAGTCTATTATCAACGAAGTAAAGACTAACGGTAAGTCTAGCTTCACTGCCGCCAAGTACTTGATCGAAGAACCTTGGAAGAGTGGTAATGCTATGGAACGTAAACGTAACAAGAAGCTAGCCTCTGACTCTGCCGAAGCTGCCTTCAGTGATTCGACCATTCAACAAGACCTCAAGAGACTTAAAGAAGAAGGCGTTATTAACTAATGAGCAAGGGACTTGCTAATGAACTGAAGGAAGCTGCGGAAGCAGATTTATTGACCTTCATAAAATTGGTGGCCCCCGAGCAGGTATTGGGAGCCTGCCACGAAGAAGTGATTAAATGGTGGTATCGTCCTGAGGCTTCTACTCACCAACTCCTACTCTTCCCCCGTGACCATCAGAAGTCCCGTCTGGTAGCTTATCGTGTTGTCTGGGAACTAACCAAGGACCCGACTCTTAGAGTTCTGTACATCTCAGCTACAGCGAACCTTGCGGAGAAGCAGCTTTCCTTTATGAAGTCCATCATGACTTCTCCTATCTACAGACGTTACTGGCCCGATATGGTCAATGCTGACGAAGGTAAACGTAAGAAGTGGACAAACTCAGAGATTATGGTTGACCACCCCGCACGTGAGCAGTGGAACGTCAGAGACCCTTCTATCTTTACTGCTGGTCTGACCACCACGATTACTGGTATGCACTGTGACATCGCTGTTATGGATGACGTGGTTATCTACGAGAATGCTTACTCTAAAGAGGGTAGGGAGAAGGTCAAGAGCCAGTACTCCCTTCTGTCGTCTATTGAAGGTGCTAATGCCCGTGAATGGGTTGTCGGTACTAGATACCATCCTAGTGATTTGTACTCAGAACTTATGTCTATGACCCAAGACTCTTTCGATGCAGATGGAGATATGGTTGGTTCTGAGAACATCTATGAAATCTATGAAAGGACCGTAGAGTCTAGAGGTGACGGTACTGGAGAGTTTCTCTGGCCCCGACAAGCCTCAAAGCGGGGGGATAAGTGGTTTGGCTTCGATCAGAAGATTCTAGCCAAGAAGAGGGGTCAGTACCTTGATCGTGGCCAGTTTAGAGCACAGTACTACAATGACCCATCCGACCCTGACAACGTTCCAGTTACCAAGGACAAGTTCCAATACTACGAACGTAAGTTTCTGACTCAGGACAATGGGTATTGGTTTTTCCGAGGCAAGCGTCTTAATGTCTTTGCTGCGGTAGACTTTGCGTTCAGTCTCTCCAAGAAGGCTGACTATACTGCTATCGTTGTTGTAGGCATCGACAGTGAAAGCCAAATCTTCGTCTTGGATATTGATCGGTTTCGTACTGATCGTATTAGTGAATACTTTGAGCATCTACTCCAACTATCGAACAAGTGGGGATTTAGAAAACTTAGAGCAGAGGTTACGGTTGCTCAAGCCGTTATTGTTCGACAAATAAAAGAGATGATCCGGGATAACGGTTTGGCTATTTCCATTGACGAGCACAGACCCCAGAGTAAAACCAAGGCTGAGAGAATCATGGCTATCCTTGAACCCCGATACGACATGGGGAATATCTGGCACTATAAAGGTGGTGAGTGTCAGACTCTTGAAGAAGAATTGGCCACCAGAAATCCCCCTCACGATGACATCATCGATGCCTTTGCTAACGCCATTGATATCTCTGTCAAGCCCACCAAGAACACCGGCTCCGAAAAGAGAAGCAACATTGACTGGTCACAATTTAAATTTAGAGGACAAGCCGCTTAATGGGTACTTCAAAAAACCCAGCCATTCCAAAGAAGCAGCACAAGACTGTTACTGCCAAGACTGGTAAATCTGTCGGTACTGTCGTCAAGACTGCTCGTGGCTCCAAGAGAATCAAACCCGGCGATGGAAATAAACCAGCCAACACTAGGGCAGCTTACACCACCATGAGTATGGAAGTAAAGAAAGCCTTTAAGACAGGAGTCCTATCTTCTGAAGATTTAAATAAAGCTAAACGTGTCGCCAAGACTAGAAAGAAAATGAGCACAATTTAATGGCTGGAACTGTTCTTGATATCGAATCCGTCATTCATCCGGAGTTGCTGGCAACCGAGATTGCTAACAAATGGATGGAATGGAATAGCTACCGCTCTAAATGGATTGAAGAAAAGAAAGAACTGCGTAACTATCTTTACGCAACGTCTACTAAGACGACCTCTAATGCTATCCTGCCTTGGTCTAACACGACTACCACCCCCAAGCTAACTCAGATCAGTGACAACCTACATGCCAACTACATGGCTACCCTGTTCCCTCAGAACAAGTGGATGAAGTGGGAAGCTCTGGATAAAGACTCTGGTACCAAACTTAAGAGAGATATTATCCAAGCTTATATGGATAACAAGATCAGACAATCCAACTTTACGTCTGTAGCCTCCAAGCTTGTCCAAGACTATATCATCTTTGGTAACTGCTTCGCTACTGTAGAGTTTGAGAAGAGCTTCCGTAAGAAAGCTGATGGGCAGCAAGTATTGGACTACGTAGGCCCCAAGCTGGTACGTATCAGCCCATACGACATCTGCTTCAATCCTTCGTCCTCAGGCTTTGATAAGACCCCTAAGATCATCAAGTCCATTATGACATTGGGTGAAGTCAAGAAGTTCATGGATGACTCTGGTAATACCTCCTATCAAGCTATCTTCGATAAGATGATCTATGCTCGTAATGCTGTCAAAGGTGGCGATGCTGATGTGTCAAAAGGCAATGCCTACACTGCTGATGGCTTCACGGATATCAAGAACTACTACGACTCCAACTATGTCGAGATTCTAACCTTCTACGGAGATATCTACGACTATAGCAACTCCATGTTGATGAGAGACAGGATAATCTCTGTTGTCGATAGGGCCTATATCCTAGAGAACGTAGAGCAACCTGCATGGTCTGGTAAGGCTCCTATCTTCCATGCTGGTTGGAGAGAGCGTCCTGACAACCTCTACGCCATGGGTCCTCTAGACAACCTTGTCGGTATGCAGTACCGCATTGACCATCTAGAGAACCTCAAGGCTGACGTATTCGACCAGATTGCTTATCCTATCACCAAGATCAAGGGCGATGTCGAGGACTTTGATTATGCCCCCGGTAGTCGTATCTACATGGGTGAAGAAGGAGACGTAGCCTACCTTGTTCCAGATGCTACAGCACTTAACGCAGACTTCCAAATCAGAGCACTTGAAGACAAGATGGAAGAAATGGCTGGTGCCCCAAGACAAGCTATGGGTATCCGTACTCCGGGTGAGAAGACAGCATTTGAAGTAGAACAGCTTCAGAACTCTGCCTCCAGAATCTTTGAGCACAAAGCAGCCCACTTCGAGAGAGTCTTCCTTGAGCCTGCTCTTAATGCCATGCTGGAGCTTTCTACCCGTAATCTGGACATGATTGATAATATCGAGATTGTCGATCCCAACTCCGGTGTATCCGTCTTTAGAGAAATCAAGAAAGAAGATATCTCTGGTAACGGTAAGATTGTCCCTATGGGTGCTCGTCACTTTGCCGAAAAAGCCCGTAGAGTACAAAGCCTGAGCACTCTTTGGCAGCTTAAAGCCACTGATCCCAGTGTTGCTGCCCACCTGTCTGGTAAAAGGTTTGCTCAGATTATTTCAGAAGAACTTAACGAGCCTGAACTCTTTGGTGAGAACATCGCAGTTAAGGAGCAGACTGAGACCCAGATGTCTATGCAGGATAACGAAGCGGACATGATGGAGCAAATGACAATCGCAGCGGAGAATGGACTCTAATGGCAAACCCTCAAGTACAAATTAAAACAGCTAACATGACTAAATCTAAGCTAAAGAAAAACATAGATAAGTCCACCGTTAAGGGTAAACCTAAAACTTCTGGTATGAAGCCCACAGCTGGGGACAATACCGCAGGCTACATGGCTATCGGTGTATCTAAGCTTAAAGCTATGGCACCTAAAGTCAAAAAGAAGAAGTAATGTCTAGTATCAAGTGGGCTAAGGCTGGTCACACTAAAGAAGAAGTTCTTAGATTTATTCCAGCCCTAAACGCCCTTAAAGAAATCTTGGAGACTGACTACATTAAGAAAGAAGCAGTCCGAGACTACTCCCCCGGATGGGAGTACAAGCAAATAGCAGTAAACGAGTATAATGCTGCTATCGAAGAAATCCTAAAACTCGTAACCATAGAGAAGGACTAAAATGCTTTTTGAAGACCAAACCAAGGGTCAAGACGGCAATCAAACCCAACAGACTCAAACCCAAGAAGACTGGTTGGCTAAGATTGTAGAAGTTAAAGGTGAGGCTTTCAAGGACCCTCAAGTTCTTGCCAAGTCTAAACTGGAGTCGGATAACTATATTAAGCAACTGGAGAGTCAGTTAACTGACCTTCGTACTGAGCTTAGTAAAGAAGACGCAGCCAAGAAACTTTTAGCTGAATTGCAGAGCAGGCGGCAAGACCCCAATGCAAACTCTGTACCGAAACAAGGGGAAACTAATCCGAGCGACACCAAGCCGGTCCTTAGTGAAGATGTAATCCAACGCCTTGTAGAAGAAACCCTGTCCAAACGTGAGCAGGCTAACAGTGCCCAACAGAACGCCAAGATGGTCCAAGATCAACTTACGCAGAAGTACGGTACCGAGGCTAAAGCCCACGTAGAGAAGAAAGCACAGGAACTAGGTATGTCGTTTGATCGACTGTCTGCTCTTGCCGCTGAATCTCCTAGCGCCTTCATGACGCTTATTGGTGAGCCTAAGACTGAGTTTAAAGCACCAGTTCAAGGAACCATCAATACCGCAGCAGGGAACTACTCAAACCCCTCGGAGCGTAACTGGGACTATTACCAGAATCTCCGTAGAACTAACAAGACTCTTTACTTTAACCCCAAGACGCAACAGCAGATGATGCAAGACAAGATGCGCCTCGGGGACCGATTTGGCAATTAACAAAGGAGAAACGCTAAATGTCTGGTATGACTACCGCAAACATGAGCCAACTCACTCGCTCGGAACTTTGGTCTTCGGAACTCAAAGAAATCCTTCGTGATGAGATGCAGGCTCAAAAATACGTCAAGATGCTTGACGGCTTCCCGGATGGTGATACGTTTACCATTCCGTCTATCGGCCAACTGCAAGTCGATAACTATGAAGAAGATACTGATGTTCTGTACCGTCCTATGGACACTGGTGAGTTCCAATTCACCATCACGGAGTATCTGTCGTCTGCTTCGTACATCACCAACAAAGCTAAGCAAGATGCGTTCTACGCTGCACAACTTGAAGCTGCCTTCGTTCCCGAACAGGAACGTGCAATTATGGCACACTTCGAGCGCACTACGCTTGCTACGCCTGAAGCTGGTGTT